CTATTGCGAAAAGCAGGCGCACAGATACGGGACTGCCGCCGGTTTGACCGTGACCGTTTGGTATGCCGCGACCCGCAACGCCGGTGTTCGGTGCGGACTAAGTGCGACAGCGTGCGGCTGAAAATAAGCCGGTTGCGGAGGAAGGCGAAATGAAACCTTCGGCGGGGCGGTTTATGATAGAGAAAAAACAATGCTACGGCGGGAAGCGAACCCTCCTACAAGAAAAAAACACGGGTTTTGTGGCAACCCGCCTATCCCGCTCCGTCGGTAAATTCCCCCTTGACAGACAGGCGGATAAATGCTAACATCTATCAAATGAACAATATAAAAAGCTCCACTTTCCAAAGCGTAAAGAAAGAAGCCCCTGCCGGCGGTCACAGTGATGTGGAGCTACCGTTGGTTCGGGGCTTTGTAAACGGGGGGAATATGACACTACCGACGACCCATTGTTACGACCTCATTCATAAGCTGATAGCGGTGCTCGGCAATGACAGTATGAAGAAGTTACATTATCTTGCGGGCGGGATATTCGCGCGGCTTCGCTTTTTAGGCGCTGACTATGATATTGTAATCAGGCCGTCAAGCAAAGGGGGCGACGATGGGTAAACAGCACGGCGAAGGATATAAGTATCATTCGGTGACGCAGATATTAGGAGAACGTCGCAAATTAGGACTTGAGTTTTGGTATCTTTATAATACTCCGGAATTTTGCAAAGCCGAAAGTAAGAAAGGTAGAGAGGCGGGGACTGGAATACACGAACTCATAGAAAAAACAATCCTCGGGCAGCCGATAGAGGTTGACACTGACTATGCCGAAGAAGTTGAGACTGGATATAAATCTTATTTGAAATTCAAGAAAGAAAACCCGCAATACATATTTGATAAAACAGAGGTGCAGATTGACGTTGATAAATATAAATATTCCGGCAAGATAGATTGTATTGGCAAGGACAAAAAAGACCTGACTATATTTGACTGGAAGGGTGGGAAAGTAAAAAAGGGAGAATTGACAATACATAAGAGTATGAAAGAACAATTAGCTATGTATGTTGTCGGATATGAATTAGTATTCAATGTCAAGGTTAAGCGGGCGATAGTGGTTTTATTAGCAAGAAATGAGATAGATTACAAAACAGAGATTATGGAGCGCGATGAGATTCAGGCGATTTTTGACAATGTTTGTGTTGGTGCGATAAAGGCTTATAATTATTATCACGGGAGGAAAAAATGAACAAAAAAAACGAAATGGTGAAGGCGGAGACAGGCGGGGCAGTGGCGAAGGTAAAAACTAACGGCGAAATTAAGAGTTTGGCGGCGACACTTGAAACAGAGGCACAGAAGCATAAACTTTTGGAAGATTACATTATTAAGCAGTTAAAACAAGATGTTGACTTTGGTATTATAAAAATGGAAAAAAACGGCAAGAAGTTTGTGTCAAAGCCCTGTTTATTCAAGCCGGGAGCGGAGAAGGTTGTAAATCGCACTAAAACTATTGCAAAATTCCGCAGGGATGATGAAACTTGGGAAATGATGGGCAAACAGCCGGGACTCATTTGCTATATTTGCGAGCTTTATAATGGAGATAAAATCATAGGAGAAGGCAGGGGAGCGGCGTCAATGCAGGAATATAAGTTTAAGAATAATCCGAATACCGCCATAAAGATAGCAGAGAAAAGAGCGAAAATAGACGCAGTATTAGCGACGTTTGCTCTCTCGGCGCGGTTCACGCAGGATTTAGAGGATATGCAAAAAATAGACAATTACACCGAAAACGCCACAAAAACGGTCAAATTCCCGCAAAACGGCACAAACCCTCGTGCAAGTGCTAAAACGCCCGTAAAAGCTAAGGAAGCGCCTAAAAAGATTGTATTTAGGGCAGGTGGCAAAGAAGTTACGCGAGATAAATATATAAAAATAATTACTGAATACGCCGAAATAAAGGGGGTTCGGCTGGGGGATTTGACTGATGTGGATTTTCCTGATATGAGAGACGACGAAGTTTTGGCGATGTGGCCGAAAATAAAGAAGGCCGGAGAGGATATAAAACAGTGAGCATAAAACCTCTGCTATATGGGACAGTCACAAAAGGCAAGTTGGTATTTGACTATCCGGCACAGTTAGCGTCGCATTTACAACGACTTGACGGCGCAGTACAGATTACTATTGAGCCGAAAAAGAAAAAACGCTCTACGGCAGAGAACAATTATATGTGGGGAGTGGTGATTCCTATCCTTGCGGAATATTTCGGCTATGACAATGAGGAAATGCACGAGGCTCTTAAAATGACGTTCTTAAAGGTGCATAGTGACGGAAAGCCGGACACTGTAAAAAGCACGGCTAAGTTATCAACGACAGAAATGGAAGATTATTTGAGCAGTATCAGAATATGGGCAAGCAGAGATTATGGGGTTTTTATCCCTGAGCCTAACGAAATTGAGTGGCAATGACAACCGCCGAAACAAGAGAATTAGCAATGAGGATGTATGGCGGCCGGTGCGCTTATCCGGGGTGTTGCGAAATTGCAACCGAATGTCATCACGCCGGAAAACATAACACCAAAGCGAATCGTAAGCGGTGGCCTCTATTTTTAGAATCGCCGTTTAATAAAAAACCGTTGTGTAAACTTGACCATATAAAACATCCGAGTTTCGGCGAAATATCAGATATGCAGGCAGATACATATGAGGAGTATCTGCGGGACTTGAAGGGGGCGAAGTGAGATTTCATAGGCATAAATTTAATGCAATAAGGACAGAGGTTGACGGCATAAAATTTGACAGCAAAAAAGAGGCGAAATATTACGTCAATCTTAAATTGCGGAAACAATCCGGCGAAATAGTGTTTTTCTTGCGTCAAGTGTCAATAGATTTGCCGGGCAAGGTAAAATATCGTGTTGATTTTTTGGAATTTCACAATGACGGAACGGTGCATTTTGTTGATGTTAAGGGTATGGAAACGGCAATGTTTAAGTTAAAGAAAAAGCAGGTTGAGGCATTATATCCGATTGAGATTGAACTGGTGTAAGGGAGGGAATATGACAGATAACGCACGAAGGGCTGTAAAGAACACGATCCGCGAAGTGTTGGAAAAGCTCCGCCCTGGCGAAAGCATAAACCGTCACGTTCTCTGGAATATTGTTCACAACCGGGTGTTAGACCGGGAAATATTATTTCTTGAAGATATTCGCGAGACATTTGAAAACGCCGAAACAGACGATAGGGGTCTCCGTGCAATCGTCACAGAATTGAAGCACGAAGGACTTGCGGTTGGCAGTAGCAATCGGGGATATTTTATGATAAACAATGAGGGTGATTATGCCGAGGCAGTAAAATCGTATGAGAAGAAAATCTACGGAATGTTTGCGGAGATAAAACAGATTAAGAAAAACGCGGAGGAACGGATAGGGCGGAAGTTGTCGCATGCGGCTTTTTATGGCGAAGGGAGTTTAGGCGCTTGAAAATATCAAAAAGTAAAACAAAGATAAATCAGAGAAAAAACTTGACAGCAGTTGTTGCTTATGTTAGTATTTAATTATGCGATACAAAAGTTATGAATCTTACCGTGAGGCGTGGGACGGGGCGTTTACGAAAACGCCGGAAATTCCGCTTAATATAGATATAGAACTCTCGTCAGTGTGTAATTTGCGATGTCCCTTTTGTTTTTTATCTGACCCGAAAACTAAGAAAAATAAAAATGATTTTTTCATAGTTTACTGGATTATCCAGATATTTAAAGAAATAAAAAAAGAGGGAATTCCAGCAATAAAGTTTAATTGGATGGGCGAGCCGACACTTCATCCGCTTTTTAACGAAATAATGGAGGCGGCGAGTAAGCTTGGTTGCTACGATTTATTGATAAACACAAACGGAAATTATAAGCCGGAAATAAACAAAGGGCTTATGTATGCTACAAAAGTAATGTTCAGTGTGGACAGTTTTAATTCAGTGACATATAAAAAAATGCGGCGAGGCGGGGACTTGAAAAAGGTGATTAGAAACATAAGAGAATTAACAAAAATGGGACATAAAAATATTGTGGTGCGACGGGTCATAACGGCAGATAATAAAAACGAAGATTTTGAAAAAGATGTATATCAAAATTTAGGCTTATACGATTGCATAAAATTTTCAGAACATTATGTTTTTGATAGAAATACTTCAAGCGAAAATCACGAAAAGACAGTGAATAAAATTTCCCGGACTTATTGCGGTTATCCGTCACAGCGACTTATTATAGATACGGACTTAAACGTGTTTTCCTGTTGTGCGGATTACAATAAAAATATGTTACTCGGAAACATAAAAGATAATTCCATAATTGAAATATGGCGGTCAAAAAAGCTGGAAGATATTCGCGAGAAATTGAAAAAAAATATAATGCCGTCGGACTCTTGTAAGAATTGCACTTCTTTTCTCGCGTATGATATGCAGGAAAAGGAAAACGTAAAAAAATGAATAATAACGCAGTAATTATAATTTGTTCAACACCGAACTCCCGGCGGCTCCCGCGAAAATGCTTTCTAAAAATCGGTGGAAAAATGGTACTGGAGCATATGCTTGATAGGATAAAACCTTTGGACATCCCGATTATCCTTGCCATCCCCGAAGTAATAAACGCAGAGGATTATAAAGAATATCATTCAATTGCGGCATATTATAAAATATCATTAGAACAAGGTGTTAGCGATAGTCCCCTCCATAGAATGGCGGATATATTAAAAGAATTTGCGAGGCCGCCGAAATATGTAATCCGGATAACTCACGACGATATTTTAATTGACGCCGATACTCTTAATTTGTTACTGCCATATACAAAGGAGAAGAACGCCGGATACGGGATAACTCCCACGATAGTTGAAGGGGCCGGAGTTGAAGTCATAGAGACGCGGAATATTATCCATGCCGCGGCAAAAATGACAGGAAAAGCAGTTGAGGATATATCGTATTATGTCAAAGGAGTGGGGTTACCGAATCCCAAGATTTTTACTATGAAACCGCGCCCGCAAATAGAACGCCCTTATCGGCTGACATTGGACTATTACGAGGATTATGTGGTAATTGAAAACATATTCCGGCAGGTCGGCGTTGACGCTTGTCTTGATGAAATTTGCGAATATTTAGACAACAATCAGGATATTTTAGAATATAATAAATTGCCGGAAATCACGGTTTACACTTGCGTTAAAAACGGCTCCCGCTGGATAGAAGAAACAATAAAATCCGTATTAGATTCAGACCCCGACGAATATATTATAGTAGATGACGGTTCCACTGACGATACTTTACAGAAAATCCTTAAATACAAAACTGAAAAGAAAATAAAAATAATAGTCAATGACGAAAATAAGGGGCTTGCCTCATCTTCAAATATTGCTGTTTCGGCGGCGAGAGGAAAATATATTATGCGTGTTGACGCAGACGATATTTGTACAGGAGGAAATATTCACTGGGCGAAAACAGAATTAGAAAATACGGGCGCGGTAATCTGCTATAACAATTATAATGAAATTGACGAAAATGGAGATATTATAAATTATAATGTATACGCAAAAGAAAAACATCATATTGGTTGTGCACTTGTAAATAGGCGATTTTTGAACGAAATCCGGTTCAAAGAAGGAATTAGACACTGGGACGGATTAGAACTCTATACCCGCATAAAAGGCCGATTCAAAATTGCTTATTGTAATAAGGCATTATGGCAGTATCGTGTTCATAGTGAGAGTATGAGCCATAATAACACAGAAGAAAGAGCGAAGTGTAAGCCGTGAGCAAAGGTTTTATATATTCAATGAGGGCGGTTTTGCAAATAGCCGCGATGTCTGACGCGGAAGTAATGCTTCATATGCGAGGGAAAAGTGTAAGAGGTAATATGGATTGGCGGTATGATATTCAAAAATCCATAGCGCAACATAAAAAAATGTTGTTATTTGGTATTCAGATGAGATTGATTGAAATCACAATGACGATTGAGCGGTATTGTCGGCCTCCGATTATGGAGGAATATAAAAGAAAAATAAAAGCACAGTATCCTGCGGCCAGTGAGAATCGTATAGTAAAATTAGCGAAAAACAAAACGGAATTAACGATATTAAAGGGTAGTTATTAAAATGATTAAAAGAAAAATAGGAAATAGCAATATGGCCCAAGCCCCGCGGCTCGGCATAAGAATTTATCTCAATGCTGATAACATAAAAATAAAAATAGCGAAAAAAAATAAAGATTTAACGTGGCTTGCCGACCGAATGGAAATTTCGCGCGGGTATTTATCTATGCTGCTTTCGGGGCAGAAAAGCCCGCGTCCGGAAAAACGGGAAAAAATTCAACGGGCGTTAGGTTTAAGCTGGGACGAGCTTTTCAAGATGACAAATACGTCAAGGGAGATAGATGGACTGGATTGACACAGATAATATCACAGTTACGTGGAGCAATAACATAATGCAATCGCCTATTGTGATTGCGGAGTGCGGGAATAATCACGAAGGTAATTTTGATATAGCCTGCGAGTTGATATATGCGGCGAAAGAAAGCGGCGCGGATTTAGTAAAATTCCAAGCCGGCACAGCAGAGGGCTTCGCAAGAACAAAAGAGCAAATTCCTTTTTATAAAAAACTTACCTTAACCTTGGCTGAATATAAAAAGCTATTTAAGATTGGAGAGGAAATAGGTATCCCGGTTTTTTTCTCAATATGGGGCAAAGGGTTTGAGGAGCTTAGGAAATTAGAGAAATATCATAAAATCCCGGCAAGGCAATCCACTATAAAAAACATCAAAAAATATAATAGTGAAAATACTTTCGTTTCGGTGCCGTGGTATAGCAGTATGATACTTGATTTTAGTTTGCGGTCAACGATATTGCATACTGTGCCGGAATATCCGACATATAATTCACGTTTTTATAGATTCAAGTCGCTCCGTGCAATGTTCAAGAACGTGGGGTATTCTGACCACACCATAGGAATATCCGCTTGTATTTCCGCGGTTAATGATTTCGGCGCGGTGGCGATAGAAAAACATTTTACGTTTCCTGTATTGAAAAAGAAAAGCAAATTCAGAGACCATATTCATAGCGCGACCCCGGACGAATTTAAGATTATGGTTGAGGCGGTAAAATGATACAAAGTTTTTTTAATTTTGTAATAACTGTATTTTCAGCAATAATGTGTTTGCCGTTATTGTGGGGAATTTCTTTGTATTATATATTAAAAAGAAAGCCGAAGAAAATAAACAAGGAAGAAATGATTAGGAGGATTAAAAATGAAATGCGCGATATGTGAAGGGACTGATTGGCACTGGAGAAAGGACTTGAACCCGCACAAAGAAGTGGGGATATGCAAAGGTTGCGGCTTTGTATCATTCAAAATTGAAGAAGGAGAGGAAGAAAAAATAAAGGAATTTTACCGGAATAATTACAGGAATGAGCCGAACTCCGGCAATATCATCACCACAACACGAAAACTCAATTATATTAAAATGTTTTTAAGCGAATGGCTGAAAGACAAAAAAAATCTTATATGCGCGGATTATGGAGCGGCCACAGGTTATTTATGCGATTGGTTTCGCAGGATAGGGCATAAGGCGACGGGGTGTGAATTGACAAAAGGATACCGGCGGTTTTCAGAACATTATTACGGCGTTCCCTTAACCGAAAAACTTGAAACAAAACATAAATATGATATTGTGGTATTTTATCACACCCTCGAACACCTGATAGCGCCGGAGGAAAAGCTTAACGAAGTTTTGGCATTGCTACAAGACGGCGGCGTGGTTATGGTTTCAGTCCCGGAGTGGTTTTTTGAGTTGCATAACTTGGCACAGATTGGCAAATTAACGATAGATAATTATTTTCACAAAAATCACATCAATTGTTTTTCCCGAAAATCGGCGCATAATCTATTCGCGAAATGCGGGTTTAAGGTTATAAAAGAGGATTATCAAACTTTGGGGCAGACTTATCTTTTGCAGAAAACCGATAAGCCGGAGGAAATACAAAAAGAAAACTGGGAAGATATAAACAAAAAGATAGACAAGATAAAAAGCGCTATTGATTTATTCCACCAGAAAAAATATAAAGAAGCAAAAAACATCTGGTATAATTTCCCGGAGGCACATCTTAACTTTATATTTGACATAATAAAAAAAGACCCTGAAAGACAGCAGCACGAGCTCACCGAAATTATGAAAACAGAGTTAAGCGAAAGTGTTAAAATAATTACTGCTTATGCGGTGTGGTGTTATCAGAACACGAAATATGAAGAAGCGTTAAAATTGCTTGATAGGGCTATCGCTATTGCTCCGAACGAAGATATGTTTGTTTATGTGGGCTGGTGCTTTGACAGACTTGGTAAACATCCCGAAGCTATGCGAGCATTTTCAAAAGCAATGCAGATAAATCCGCAGAAGTGGACAGAATGTATAAACTGGATGGGGCACAGCGCCTGTCAAATGCCGACTTGGGACGAAAGGGCAGAGGCGGAAGTAAAAGAACAGTTATTTAAGAAAGCCAATCCGAAGATAAATCTTAGTGACCCGGCTATGGAGAGTAAAGAAAATGAAAAAACTAAAAAGTAAAGCTGGCAGAAAGCCTAAAATTAACGAAAAGATTGTAACTAAATTAAAGTATGCCGCATCTATTGATTGTAGTGTTTCGGAAATGTGTTTTTATGCCGATATTAGTAGACAGACTTATTATAGATGGATAAAAGAAGATAAAAAATTAAGTGACAGATTAGAAGCACTGAGAAATAAGCCTGTATTAACAGCTCGCAAAGTGGTTAATAAAAGGATTAAAAAAGACCCGGATTTTGCTTTTAAATATCTTGAGCGTAAAAAATCCGCAGAGTTTGGGCAGAAGCAAAAATTAGAGGTGGACGCAAAAGTAAAACATAACGTGCATACTGAAATTGTTGATATTGTTGAAAAAGCGGAAGGCAAGTAATGGCGTTCAAAGATGACTTCGCCGCCGGCTTAAAAAAGGCGAGCCTTAAAATCAATCAGTATAGACTATGTATAGAATGGGCGTTTGGGAAAATACCGGAAGGCAAAACGCTTGCTAATGATTTAAGAGTTATCTGGAACGAAACCCACGGGGATATATTCAGAATTGAATGGAATAACGACATAAAAGAGACAGCGAAACAAATAGGGTGCGCTTGGCGAAAGTATGAAAGACAAAAATGTCGCGAAGATTGAAGACAGATTCTGGCGGTTACAGCACCTTTATAAAATAAAAGACAAATACAAACACATCGTTAATATGAAGTTTAACCGCGTTCAGCAGGCTATTGCTGACGATATAATAAAGCAAAGGCCTATCCGGCATTTTACGCTCAAATACCGGCAATCCGGTGTTAGCACATTCTGGCTGTTGTATTATCTTGATGACACAATATTCCACCATAATGTGACTACGGGGATTTTGGCTCACAAGTGGGAAAGCCTTACTTATCTGTGGGATATTATAAAGTTGGCGTTTCAGTATTTGCCGGATAATATCAAGCCCGTGCTTGGAGAGGAATCCGCGAAAGCAATGACCTTTCCCGAAATAAACGGAAAGATTTTTATATCGTTAAATGTCCGCTCGGTGGGGCTTCATAATTTACACGTTAGCGAATGGTGCTTTTGCAGAGATGACGAAATACACGCCAGTATGGGAGCGACATCACCAATAACAAACATAAGCGGCGAGAGTACGGGCAACGGCGTAGGGAATGACGGTTATCTGACTTATCAGGATGCTAAGGCCGGTGATAATGAATATCTCCCCCGGTTCTTTCCGTGGTTTATTCAGGATGAATATAGACTGCCGCTTAAAGAACAAAATCCTGAATATATTATGCGAACATTAAGCTCCGAAGAAAAAAAACTTCAAAAGCTAATGAAAACAGAGCATAATTTGATATTGGAGCCGGAACAGGTGTTATTCCGGCGGCAGAAAAAGAGGTCATTAAAAACTACCTTTCCGCAGGAATACCCGGAGACAGAAGAGGACGCTTTTATTACAGCAGGGAAGCACTATTTCAATGGGCTGAAATGGCTTGCTCTATTAAAAGAGGCCAAAGAATGGCATAAAGAAGAAAAATATCACGAAATCGGTGATGACTATGTTTGTTTTGAGCCGCCGAATAAAACAGACTTATTTGTGGCCGGAGCGGATACATCGGAAGGCGTTGATGATTATTGCGTGCTTAAAATAATTAACGTCACACAGCACAGAGAGGCGTTTGTTTACAGGGCACGTTGCGGCATAAAGACTTTTTACAAGGAATGTGATAAATGGGGCAGGGCATATAACTACGCATTGCTCGGAGTAGAAGATAACAATACAGGGCACGCAGTGCTTCTGGGGCTGGATGAGATTTGTAGATACAGGAATTTATATAAACGTAAAAAACCGACACGATTAAAAAAAGGAACATCTACGGGTAAAACAGAGGTTAAATTAGGTTGGCATACAGATAAAGTGTCACGGACTCTGCTTTTAATTGATTTGAAGTATGCTGTCGAGGAGGATGATAACATTGACGTTGATAAATTCTTGCCGGAATTTACAATATACGATATTTTCCTGCTCCAAGAGGGGTTGACATTTATTAACAATGGTGGTAAATATGAGGCAGAGGAAGGCAAACACGATGACGACATTATTGCGAGCGGTATTGCCTTTCAGCTTTATATGGCGAATAAGCATTTAGCGAAGAAGGAATCGGGTATCAAGGGGGTTTTACTTGGCGACAGCAGGGAGACAGAAATATGAGCGAAAAACTACCGCCCGAATACCATTTATTGGCAGTAAATCTAAGGCCGAAACAGAATTAAGGTCGCCCATGTGGGCGCTAACTTATAATTTCCCGTGGAATCCCGACCCGTTATGCAGCGGAAATAATTACGATATTTACGACGAGATGATTGATGATGATCAAGTTAAGAGTGCGCTGTCAATAAAAAAAGACATGGTTGTAAACACGGGCTGGAAAATAACAGGGGATAGTGAAGAAGCCAATGAATTTGTAACTAATGATTTTAATCACATAAATGAGCTGTCCGGGCTGGATTCCAGCTTTGACGATGTCCTCCGCGATATGTTATCTTCGTATGATTATGGTTTTTCAATCACGGAGCCGGTTTATAATATCGGTAAAGACGGAAAATATCATTATTCATTTCTAAAAACACGGGCGCCACATTCATTCAAATTTAATATGGATTTACAGGGTAATGTGGTTGAGATATTGCAGTCAACATCTACAAAGGGCGAAATAGGATTTAAGCCTTCTACGTTTTTACATCACGTTTATCAAATGCAATTCGGCAATCCCTATGGAAAATCAGATTTGCGCGCGGCTTATGTGGCGTGGAAAGCCAAGAAGTTTTTTTTGCGATTCTTTGCTATTTATGTTGAGCGTTTTGCTTCGGGGACTATTGTCGGTAAATATCCGAAAAATTATTCACCCGGTGAGGTTGACGAATTTTATAAAACAATAAAATCAATTCAGAACGCGACAACAATGGCAATCCCGGAAGATACGGAGCTTGATTTTATGCAGTTGGAACGGGACGCGGGCGGCATATATCTCAAAGGACTGGACTATTATAATATGCAGATAGCGCGCAGTATTCTTGTCCCGGATTTAATGGGTATGAGTGGAGGTTCAGCGATTAAGAGTTCCGGCTCGCAGGCATTAGGGCGCGAACAGTTCAAGGTTTTTCTCAGTAGTATAAAAAAAGACCGCGAGAGTTTGTCAAGAAAAGTGACGATGAAATTAGTCAGGCCTCTTGTGTTAGCAAACTTCGGGGACATAGATTGTAAATTTGATTTTGTGCCGTATTCACACGGCGATATTGAGGATTACTTGTCGCTATGGGTTGATTTTGTCAAAGCGGGGGGATACGTTCCCACAGACGAAGATATAGAGTTTTTCAAAACTATTATAGGCTTCCCGGAGCAAAAGCGGAGCGAAAAGATTGCGAGGCCGGAAAAAAAGAAAGATAAGACCGAAATTGAGGAAGATGCTTTTTCAATGGGGTATTTTCGGGAGCTTACAAAATACGAAAAGAAGGTAGATTTTGAACGGGTAGAAAATACTTTTGACAGAGGGGAACGCACAATAGAAAGAGAGCTGAAAACAGATACAGCGCTTATTCAAAGCGGTTTAGTCAGCCAAGTAAGGGACGGCGGTTTTTTGCGTAAATTCAAGCCCGCTAAGATAGAAAAATTGCAAGCTAAAAATCTCCGGCAAATGAACACTACCCTGAAAAATTACTATGTTAATTTGTTTACGGAATCTCTCTCCGAAGCGAAAAAAGAGATATTCCCACAAGGAGACATTAAGAAGTTTGAAATTGAAATGCTGCCGGATGAGTTTCTTGAACTACTGAAAGTTGAGGCTTTCAAAACTGTCGGCGATTATGCTTTTGAAGTGACAAAGAAAGCTAAAAATATGGTTATACAGGGAATGAAAGACGGAATAAGTGAGGCGGGGATACTGAAAATAATCAGAGAGGAGCTTTTGTCAACGTCAGAAACGTGGGTGCAGACCGTTGCGCGTACAAAAACGACTGAAATTTATAATGAGGCGCGGAAAAGATACTGGGAAACCGATCCGCTTGCGAAGCAGATAGTTGAGGCTTATCAATGGAGCGCTATTCTTGACAGCCGGACATCAAATATATGCAGACATATGGACGGGAAGATATTTAAGATAGGCGAATTGTCGGACTGGTTAAAACCGCCGGCTCATTGGAATTGCCGCAGTATTCTTGTGCCGATAACAAAGTTTGAGGATTATGAAGTTAATCCAAAGAGTGATTTTGATTCAGAGAAGTTGAAAAAGTTAGGCGGCGGGTTATTGTCGCCGGGGAAATAGGGGGATATGATGTATAAGAAAATAAGTTTATTGTTGCTTACTGTATTGTTTATGTATGGGGGTATTTGTGCGCAGGGGCCGTCAAGGAATGTATATATTATGCCTTCGGCGAATATGAATATAACATCTGTTGTATTATCCTCATCAGTTGCTACTCAAATTTTATCAACAAGAGCGTCGCGGAAAGCGTTTTCAATTCAAAATCAGTCGGCAGGTTCTTACGAGGTTGCGATTGCGACGTATGCGGCGGTTTCGTCAAGTGGTTTATGGATACTTGCTGTGGAGGGAGCCGGCGGCGGGCAAGATACATATAAAGATAACGTGCAGTGCTATAATGGTGCAATTTATGTGCTCGGTGCGGCGGGAATATCAACAAGCACAGTTAGGGTTATAGAGAAATATTAAGGAGGAGATGAAATGCCATATCCAGATATAGAAGGTGCAAAAAAAGCGGGATTCCCGACGACAGCCGAAGGGATTGCGTTGACGGTAAGCCAAATAAACAAACTGGCCAGTATCTATGACGCTATAAAAAAAGCGGGGAGCGCTGAAAATCCTATGGCCGCGGCGTGGGCACAGTGGAAAAAACTTTACAAAAAAGAAGGGAATGCGTGGGTTAAACAGGAAAGCGATAATCATACGTTGCCCGAAACTTACGATATAAAAGGCGTTGAGATATTTGCGGACGGAAATCACAAAGGGCATACTTACACCGAACAGGATATTGAAAATTTAGTAAACGGATTTTATGAAACAAAATCCGAAATAAAACCTTATATTAAATTAGGGCACGACGAAAAACAGAAACTTGCTCAAAAGAGCGGGCTTCCGGCGTTGGGGTGGATTGAGAATTTAAGGAAAAAAGGGAAAAAACTTATTGCGGATTTTTCAAAAGTGCCAAAAGTTATATATGATTTGGTTAATGCGGGGGCATACCGGAGAATTTCGTCTGAAATTTTCCGGAATATCCCGGTTGGTGGAAAAGTGTATAAACACTTATTGAAGGCCGTGAGTTTCTTAGGAGGAGATACTCCGGCGGTGGGGGGTTTAGAGGATATAGTGGCGTTGTATAATGTGGAGCCGTATAAATCAAATTCAAAATTTCAGGAATATGAATTTGATATAGACGGAAATAGAATAAAGGAGGCAAATGAAATGCCGGAAATCAAAGAACTGGAAAAGAAGGTTGAGAAGTTGGAGCTTGAAAAAGCCGAGGCAGATAAGGCGAAAGCCGAGGCGGAAAAAGCAAAGCAGGAAGCCGAACAGGCCGCCGCTGATGAAAAAAAGAAAGCGGACGAAGCTCTTGCGGAAAAAACAAAGCTGGAAGAGGAAGCCGCGGCAAAGAAAGAAGCGGACACAAAAGCCGAAGTTGCCGCTACGGTGAAAAAGCTTGTAGAAGATAAGCACATACTGCCCGCGAGCAAAGACGCAATAACAACACTGCTTTTTGATTTGAAAAGCGCGACAGAAGTTAAGATGTATAAAATAGGCGATGACGAGAAATCTTCCGCTGACATCATAACCGACATCCTTAGCAAACAGGTTGTTGATATGAACACAGAGGAGAATTCCGAAACGGGCGTGCCGGCTTCCGATGAGGAAGGACAGGCGACCCACGTCAAAGCCGTAAAATATATGAAGGACAACAAAGTTTCTTATAAAGAGGCTTTGATAGCTGTTTCTCCCAGTTTATGGGATGACCTTCCGTGAATGAAAGGCTTAGTAAAAGAAAGCTCATAAAAGGAGGAAATTAAAATGAGTCAGATTAGAGAACAAGTGATAATCAGTTTGAAAACGTTTAACACGTCAACGCCCGCATACAGGATAGTCACCCCGGCAACCGGGGCGGCTAACACTGTTAAGGTATGGGACACGAATACGTGTCTTATTATGGGTGTTACCACGAGCGAGCACAGCGTAACCGGAGCGGCCGTATCAATCGCCATTGGCGGAACGGCTAAAATTTCTTGCGGAGAAAACATCTCCGTGGGTTCTGGTTATCCCACAGACGGCTACCGGGAAAGCCCTTGCAGGCCCCAGAAGTTACGCAATAGCTACCGGCACAGCCGCGGCTACTCTGCGAACAGTGGGGATTGCTCTGGAAAACGGAAGCACAGGCGCGTTGATGGAAGTTTTGATTATGCCGCAGAATGTCATTGTTGACACTCTAACGTAATCAATTGAATTAAAAGGAGGTATCTAAAATGCCATTAGCACAACAGATACATAGAGACAGGCCTCTGGAGAACATCTCCGTCACTTACAGACCGGGTGAATTTATCGCCGACAGTTTTCTCACATCAGTACCCGTGAAGAAAAAATCGGACGAATTTTATGTCTATTCAAACGACATAATGAGTTTGCCTGAAACTCTAAGAGCGTCCGGAACGCGGGCTAACAGGGCATCGTTTACGATGTCTTACAGTTCGTATTCCCTTGAGAGACATGCTCTTGCAGAGGTTATACCCGATGAGGATAAGGATAACACCGACAAAGCCATCAATCTTGAAATAGATATGACCGAGGTTTTGACGCGCAAAATTCTTATCAGAAAAGAAGTGGCTTGCGCCGCGTTATGTCAGGATGATTCCGTCTGGTCAAACAGCGTGTCATTGACATCAGCGCAGGCGTGGAGCGCGAACACGACCGCGAGCAATCCCATAACGCTTATTGATTCCTGTGGTTCTGTAATTCTGAAAAATTCAGGATACAGAGCCAATAGGCTTCAAATAGATAATGGGACTTTTCTTGCGGCAAAAGAGCACGTCTCAATCATAGACAGGATTAAATACACGTCAGCTGATTCCGTAACAGAGGAGATGCTTGCGAAACTGTTTAACATTGAGAAGGTGTTTGTCGCGGCCGGAACGTATGAGACAGCGACCGAAGGGCTTTCTTCTGATATGGGCTGGATATGGACAAACAACGCGTTGCTTGCGTATGTTGAGCCGTCTCCGGGACTGAAAAAAGCCAGTGCGGCTTATCAGTTTGTGAAGTCCAATCAGGGGACACGAACTACTGTCAAGAAATGGAGAGAGGAAGCGGTTGACGGCGTTTACGTCGAAGTCGATACTTCATTCCAGTTCAAAGCAGTGGCGACGTCCTGCGGTTATTTGATTGAAGATACTACGTAAGTAGTAAGGATTCCGTCGGCGGGGTAACGGCTCGATAATGAGAAAAAAGAGTTTTTTAAGCTCGGTAAAGAAGTGATTAAGCCTTACACGGGAAAAAAGGATTTGCCTGATGCGGAGTATGATAAAAAGGGCAATATCACTAAAATCGGGGAGCCGAGACATTTCCTTGTGCGCGCGGATAATAGGACCTATAAACTTATCCGCGTTTACAAAGGCAAAGGGATCAAGAGAAGTCTTGTGAGGTCATTGAAACCTGCGCGGAAAAAGCAGACGGCCAAGAGTATTGAAGACAAACGTATTCTTACCGAGCTTAAAAAAATGGAGCTTCCGGGGGCGTTTTAAATGGGCTTATATTTAAGCACTACCGCAATATCGCTAATTCTGCCGGGGTACCTAAAGGGTAATACTTCAACATCTGATACGGCCGGAGTGAATATTTTTTCCCGGCAGATAGCGAACGCGGAATCAAAAGTCAATTCTGTTATCGGCGCGCGATACGATATAACAGCGTTTACGTCCGGTTCTATCCCCCCGCTTTTGACAAAATTAACAGAAGATATCGCCGTTTATAATGTCATTCTGCTTTCGGGCTACCGGGCGGATGACAGGAACGAATATCTTGACGATTATAAAAATGCGAACGAAACCCTTAATCAAATTATTGCCGGTGAAATAAACTTGACTTTTACCGACGGGAGTCTTGTTTCAGTAAAATCAACAAAGAGATTTCTTTCAAGCACAAAAGATTATACGCCGATTGCGGGGCTTGATTCAGAAACAAGCTGGAAGCGCGATAGCGACGAGATAAGCGACCAGTCGGACGCGAGGGATTAAGATGAACGACAGTAAGGTAATTTTAAGCGACAGGGAATGGAAAGAGTTTTTCCGAAAAATAAAAGGAAATTTATCTGAGCCGTTCAGGTTGCTAAAAGTTGCCGCGAATACATATGGCTTTGCTGATATTATAAATCATTTTAAGCAGGAGACCGGAGAAAGGGGAGCGTGGGCGAAAAGGAAAAAATCAACACAACGAAGCTATGCGAGCAAAGGAAAGAAAGATAGGCGATACAGCCCGTCTAATAAACTTTTGCAATTAACAGGGCAACTTAGAAATTCTTTACTGCCGGGGGAAGGCAAAATCACGAAAAAAGGTCATTTTGGGGCTTTAATGTTTTCCACTTCGCGGGTTGGAATTTATCACCAAAAAGGAACTTCAAAAATGAAAAAACGTGATTTTATGTGGCTTTCAGGCAGAGCAACCCAGCGAATGAGTGACTTGATATTAAGTCTTGCAATGAGGGGCGCGTAATGAGTTTTCCTTATATTACGAACCTAAACGCGGTAGTAAATGCTCTCAAAAATCATAATACTACGACAGCATCGCCGAATCTTTCAAGTGGTTTAAGCGTTACGATTGACAATGATAATATTCTTGCGACTGACCCGAATCTTGTGGCTCCGCGGTCTGACAGGCTTCCGGCAATATATGTGATGATTGCCCGTAAAGATGAGAGTTCTACGAGTATAGGCCCCACGGGGCCGACAGGAGCGCTTAAAGACGCATTAGTAAGTTACGAGATATTTGGTATATTCGGGAAGAGCGGCGGCCATTCCGCGCATTCTGAACTGCTGACGGATATTTATAATTTGGCCGGAAATATTGAAGGTGTGTTTCAAGCTGAATATGATTTGAGCAATACTGCGTTATGGTGCAATCCCGGCGCTACGGAGTTTTCTCCGGCGATTGATATAGGCGAAGGTTTCGCGAAAGCGGTGTTAGTTCGGCTTGACGGAAAGTATATGTTCAGATAAGGAGATTTTATGGGAGTAATTTTAGGTTGGAAGGAAGTGCAAAAGCAAAGTCAGGTAGTATTTGACCAGTTCGGCGAAAAGGTGTGGATACCGAACGCTAAAAGAAATGTAAAGCTGCCGCGAAAAAATGTTCAGGAGCTTCAAAACGCAGGAATAGGTAAACATTTAGTATTGGCCGCGGTTGGTGAAAGTTTAGCCGCCGAAATCGAGACGCTTAAAAAATTCAGAGACAGGATTGATATTTTAACTTGCGATAAAGGTTTTGAATTGCTCTTGAAAAATGGAATAAAGGCGGATTATGTTATGCTTTGCGACGCGAATATTCCTTATGAACATATAAAAGATTCTATCAATGAAACAAAAGGAGTGAAACTTTTGGCGACGCCTTACGCCAATCCCGAATGGACGGAAAACTGGAAAGGGGACAGGTATTTTTATGTGAATAAGGACGCTCTTGAAACTGAAAAAATCTTCCTCGATATTTTTGGGCAGGATATACGGGCAATCCCGGCAGGGTCAAATGTATCAAACGCAATGCTTATATTTTTTACCGGCTCTGATGAATATCAAAATTACAACTGGGGCGGTTATTCAAAATATATTCTTGTCGGTTATGATTACAGCTGGCGGCCGGACGGCAATTATTACGCGTGGAAAAATCCGAAACCGAAACGATTTTATATGAATCACCGGACTATGCTTGATATGAACAACGACACTGTTTTCACGAGCGAGAATTTACTCTTTTCCGTGAAATGGCTTTACTCATATATCACAGTTTATAATTTGCCGGTAGTTAATTGTTCGGCGCGGGGATTACTGGATATTCCGTATAAAAATCTGCTATACACTGAATTAGTGGCGTTAAATCCTGCGGGAATAGAAAACTGTAGAGAATGTTTTACAATGATGGGAAATGCCCATAAGGCGTTTATGAATAGTAAAAGACTGTTTGAAAAAAGCAGGGGAGGCTTGTTATGGCAATAGGACAAAATGCAAAAACGGGTGCAAAAAGTTATGTGGCGATGTATGTGGAATCAAGTTTCGGGAGTTTTCCGGCGACAGATACCTCAACGGCGATTACATTAGAGCCGCTGAATATCGGCTTTAAGACTGAAATAACGGAGCAAAAACTTGATACTATTTCAGGAAACAGGGGCTACACAAAAAGGGTGCAGCTTGATAAAAACGTGGCAGGGAGTATGGAGCAGTTTTTACATCCGACAGAATCTCCCATTCTGCTTGCGTTGGGTTTAGCCGGCGGCTTAGATTCTTCAGCTGGTTCAACGGGTGTGTTTATCCATAGTATATCTGCGGGCAATTTTGACAGCACTATCGCAAGCATTGGTATGCAGGTGCGTAAAGGGGATACTCATCACTGGCAGTATTCAGGCGGACGAATCAACAGCTTGAAAATATCCGGTTCAATCGGCGAAGTTATAAAATGTTCGTATGATTTTATTTTTCAGGACAGCACACAGGCAGGGACAAGTGTTTTGGGTGATTTGAGTATAAGCTCAATTCTGCCGTTTACTTATGTACAGGGGGCGTATAGATATGCGGCATCAGAGGCGAGTTTAACATCTACGGCACTTGAACATATAACGGCTTTTGAATTGACGGTGAATAACAATCTGATAAGTGACGCAAACGCGCGCTCTTTGGGTTATAACACACTTCAAACATTGCCCGCGACCCGCAGAGATATTGAGTTCAAAATAACTCAACGGTTTGATACCACTACCGCGTGGAACAGGTTTATTGATAATACACAGGGTTCGGTTGAATTGTATTTTGAAGGAGCGTCAATTACAGCGGCGACGAAACAATCTTGCAAAATAATTCTGCCGAAAGTTTTTGTTAATACGCCCGACCCCGAAGTTGCGGGGGCGAATGAAATACTGATGAGCGAAATTGATTTTTCGGTGTTGGTGGATTCTCCGATGACTACGACGGGACGGGATATAGGTATAACCGTTGTGAATGATGTAACAAGTTATTGATGATGTTTTTTAAGAAGACAACGAAAGAGAATTTAAGGCAGTATAAAACGCTCCGTATATCGGGGATGAAATTTGTCATCAGGAAGATTAACCCTTTGGTTGATTTTTCTGTTGATAAAATGCCTCAAATTTTCAGCTCATTTATTTCG